GCCTTCCAAGACGCCATGGTGAAGAAGCAGGGCATCGTGAAGGCGTATTGGCACGACTACCCCGTTGCCGAAATATACACCTACACCGACCTATCTGATGACGAATACACGTTTCTGATCCAAGAAGATAACGTGGACGTGATCGAGCATACAATGGAAATGTCCATCGAGGTTGACGAGATGGGCATGGACATCGAGCTTCCTGTCCATTCGGTCAAGATTAGCCGCACAGAGATGAAGGGCGAGTTGCGCATAGAAAGCATCCCGCCGGAAGAGTTTTTCGTAAACCGCGACTGCCGGTCATTCGATGATGCGTATGTCGTGGCGCACCGCACAGACATGCGCGTCGGCGATCTGGTCGAGATGGGCTTCGATTTCGAGGTCATATCCAACCTGACGCCATTTGACGGCACAAACGACATGTCTGGCGCAGAGGTGCTTGAGCGCCAAGGCTACGAGGAAGACTTGTCAGACGAAGACGAGCTAGACCCATCCATGAAGCTTGTGGGCATCACGGAAGCCTACATGCGTATGGATGTTGACGGAACCGGCGTGCCGGTATTGTACAAGTTTCTCTGCGGCGGCACATCATACGAGCTGCTGGATTACATGCCGTGCGACGAGATCCCGTTTGCCAAGTTTGAGATCGACCCAGAGCCACACAGCTGGTACGGCCACAGCTTGGCCGAGCTGGTGGAGAACGATCAGGACGCCGCGACGTCTATTCTGCGTGGCATCTTAGACAACGTGGCCATGACCAACAATCCGCGCATTGGGATCGTAGACGGCGCTGTAAATATCGACGACGTGCTGAACAACGAGATTGGTTCACTTGTCAGAATGCGCCAAGCCGGATCTGTGCAGGATCTGAGCGTGCCGTTTGTCGCCGGTCAGACGCTATCTGCGCTGGCATATATGGATCAGCTCACCGAGCAGAAGACGGGCGTCACAAGCGCCTCTGTGGGGCTTAACCCTGACGCGCTACAGTCTACCACCAAGGCAGCCGTTCAAGCGTCTGTGCAAGCTGCTGCGGGCCAGACAGAGGTGATGGTGCGCAACTTGGCTGACGGCCTGCGTGACTTGTTTGGCGTCATGCTGCGCCTGATGAATAAGAACATGGACGAAGAGGTGATGATGCGGATGAACGGGCAGTATATCCCCGTTGACCCGCGTGTCTGGGATACGTCTATGGACATCAGCATCAACGTCGGGCTTGGCACTGGCCGCGAAGAAGAGAAGCAGATGGCATTGAACCAAGCACTGCAGATGCAGCAGATGGTTTACCAGCAATACGGGCCGATGAACGGCTTGGTATCGCTGACCAACATCCGCAACACGCTGGCCGACAGTCTGGCGCTGTCAGGCGTGCGCAATGCCGACCGCTACTTTGCGCCGATTACGCCGGAAATCGAGATGCAGATGCTGCAGATGCAGCAGCAACAGCAGGCGCAGATGGCGCAGCAGGGTCAGGCGCAAGATCCAAACGCCGCATTCCTGCAGGCTGAGCAGATCAAGGCGCAGGGCAAGATGCAGTCAGATATGATGAAGCTGCAGCTTGACGCGCAGAAAGCGGCGGCAGATGACGATCTGAAGCGTGACCAGATGGCTCAGGATCTCATGGTGGACGCGGCCAAGGTATATGGCCAATACGGCACCGCCGTAGACGTGGCGCGCATCAAGGCCGAGCAGGATAAAATGCGCATGATCGGCGGCATGGCTCAGGGTACGCCTCAATGAGCGCCGACATCCGCATACAAGCCGATGACGCAAAGCGGCTAAAGAATGACACGGCGTTTCAGACGTTCGTGGACGATGTTCGCGGAGAGCAAATGCGCATCTTCGCTAACAGCGCAGCCTCTGACATAGAGATGCGCGAGGAGGCGCACGCAATACTGCGTGCGTTAAACAAGATCGGTGACGCACTCGACGCTGCGATTGCAGCAGAGGTCATTTTAGATCGCAAACAGAGGAACTAGCACCGTGGAAGCGACTAGCCTAGATAATGCCATTGAGGCAATGTTGGCCCCAGAGCCAAGTGAAGAAAATCAAAGCGAAGCAGTGGAAGCAGCTGAAGCGCCAACTCAAGACGTTGAGAGCGAAGCAGTTGAAGATATTGCCGAGGGCGATGATGACGTCGAGGCATCCGGCGATGACATAGAAGACGCAGAATATGTCGAAGATGACCAAATTGATGACGACGACCTAGTAGAGGCGGCTGAAGACACCAATCTCATCCCCGTTAAAATTAACGGCAAAGAAGAGCGTTGGACACTGGATCAGTTAAAGCAATCTGCGGCGGGTCAGGGTTACATCAATCAAAAGATGCAGGAAAATGCTGCCTTGGAAAAGCAATACAAGCAGCAGGCTCAGGCATTGGCCCAACAGCAGCAACAAGTCTTGGCTTTATATCAACAAGCCCAGCAAGGTGGTCTGCAAGCCCCAACCCCACCGTCGAAAGAGCTTTTTGACCAAGATCCAATCGGATACATGGAAGCGAAGCTCACATATGACGAGGCAAAGGCCGCGCACGACCAGCAACTAATGCAGTTGCAGGGAATGCATCAGCAGCAAGCGCAGCAACAGCAAGCGGCCAAACAAGCCTACCTTGCAGAGCAAGCGGAGGTGCTGAAGCAGTATATCCCTGAGATCGCAGATCCCGAAAAAGGCGAAAAGCTGAAGGCGGGTATCATGGATGCAGGCATCCACTACGGCTTCACGCCGGAGGAGATGGCTGGCGTATCCGATGCGAGATATGTGCGGGCGTTAAACGACGCGCGCAAATATCGTCAACTGGTTGCCAACAAACAGAAGTCACAGTCAAAAGCTGATGGCGTTCGACCCGTTGTCAAAGCTGGCGCAAAGAAACGCCCAGACGGACAGGCTGCTACCCGTAAAAAAGCGCATCAGCGCTTGCAGAAGACAGGCTCAATCGACGACGCATTGAGCTTGATGTTAAAAAGCTAGTCTTGAAAGGACGAGAAAATGGCACAGCCGACCAATACATTCGACACATATGATTCCGTGGGAATCCGTGAAGATTTATCCGACATGATCTACAATGTAGATCCATCTGAAACACCGTTTTACAGCAAGTCTGCTAAAACAAAAGCCAAGAACACTTTGGTTGAATGGCAAACACAAGCGTTGCGCGCATCTGCGGTAAACGCTCACATTGAAGGCGACGCAACAACTGCTGATGCAGTCACCCCGACTGTACGCCTCGGCGCACGCACACAGATCTTTAAGAACGCTGTGGTCGTGTCAGACACCGATGAAGCAGTAGACAATGCAGGCCGCGCGAAAGAACTCGCGTACCAGACATTGCTTATCGCTAAAGAGCAGAAGCTCGACATCGAAAAGGCGTTGTTTGCCAACCAAGGTAACGTAGTAGGCTCCAATGTTGCTGCGCGTAAAACTGGTGGTGTGCCATCATGGTTGATTACTAACGTAAACTTCCAGTCTGGTAACTCTGGTGCAAACCCAACCGGCGACGGCACAGACGCCCGTACAGATGACGGCACTCCAACTGCGTTTTCGCAGGCCAAGTTTGACGACGTTATGCAGTCAATCTGGGAAGAAGGCGGCAAGCCAGATACAGTGTATCTGTCAGCCTTCCAGATGAACGTTGCTCTGGGCTTCACTGGTAACAACAACCAGCGTTCAGCGGTACAAGCCGGTGACGAGACTGTGGTCAAGTCGCTTGCAGTCTACGTGACACCGTGGGGAACCGTGCAGTTCATGCCGTCACGCGAAAACCGTAGCCGTGACGTGTTCGTGCTGCAGGACAACATGTGGGAATGCGCAGTATTGCGTGGAACCAAGAACGTTGCCTTAGCCAAAAATGGCGACAACACCACACGTCAGGTGACCACAGAGCTGGCGCTTTGCTCGAAAAACGAGAAAGCGAACGGCGCGATTTACGACAACACCACATCGTAATATAATAAAAGAAGGGGCGATTTGCGCCCCTTCTGCTTAACGAGGGATCGACATGAAAAAAGTTTTAGTTGTAGGCCACAAGGTTCACACGTCAATTGGCAAGCTGGTAAAAGGCGACAACGCCGAGCTGCCCAACGCAGAGGTTGAAACGCTGATGCGCGTTCGCCCAGACGCACTGAAAGTGCTTGGCGATGTTGAGCCAGCGCCTGCACCCGCACCAACGAAACGCGCCAAGAAGAAATAAGACATGGCGAAGATTTCGGAAAATATCGACTTCGAGCATGACCACATGGTCATCAAACAACGTCATGACGTCAGCCAGTCTCTGAGAGACGCGCAGGCAGCGAAAGACGCTGGCATAGGCATGTCAGGCGAAAACCGGCTTGTCGGGTTTCTGGACGGCGCTGTGCTTGGCGCATGGCTCAAGGAGGCTGGTGTATCGTGGTCTGATACAGAGGCGGCCAAGGAAGTCGTCAAGCGTAAGATGATGTCAGGCGAGTTCGCCAAGATGCGCGTCTGGGAGGGTTCTTACTGATGGACGCTGACCTGCTTTGGACAACGGCACTTACTGCCGGATTGGGCCTGATCGGCTGGGTATTGAAGAGCGCTGTGGACGAGATGCAGCGCCTCAATATTCTGCTGAACAAGACCCGCGAAGAAATGGCCAAAGATTACGTCACCAAGGCAGACAGCACTGCCGTCATGGCGCAGATCGTGGCGCGCTTTGATCGCATAGAAGAGAAAATAGACCGTCTGATGGAGCGGTGATCTGCTCGCTCGCCAGCGTAGCCGTTGGCGTGCTTGCATATGGGCAGCTTTACACGGCGTGTATATACAGATGCCCATACCCAAGCTTCTGGTATCACTACCCATATGTTATAAGGGTGGAGTATAATAGTGGATGCCCGCGTTTAGCTGACGTGGGTAGAGATGCCAAATGATAGACCCCGCAACCGCAATCATGGCCGCTGGCGCTGCGTTTAACGCAATCAAGAAGGGCTGCCAGATCGGGCGGGATCTGGAGGGCATGGCAGGCGATCTGGGGCGCTGGTCTAAGGCGATCAGCGACTTCGACTTTGCAGCGAAGCGCGTAGAAAACCCAAAATGGTATCAGAGCTTCGGCAGCGTTGAGCAGCAGGCGATGGATCTGTTTGTGCAGAAAAAGCAGCGCGAAAACATGCGCGACGAGCTGCGCAAGATGATTAGCGAAACGCTTGGCCCGTCTGCGTGGCAGGAGCTGATCCGCATGGAAAACGAGATACGCCAGAAGCAGAAGGATGCGCAGTATAAACGCATCGAGCGCAAGGAAACCATCATCGCGTGGGCGGCTGGCCTGTTCCTGTTCCTGCTCTGCGTGGGTGCGCTGTTTGGCTTTGTCTGGATCGCAGTGAAACGCTGATGGCTGACGGCGTATCAGGCATAGGCAGCGCACCGTTTAACGTAGGCAGCGACATACACCAGCAAACGCAGACGCGTGAGCGCATAGAAACGCATCTGGCTGAGCAGATGGTGGCTAAGCAACACAGGGCCAACCACACGC